AACATTCGCTAATATTAATCCCAGTACCACAGTCGTTGTGCTACCTGGTGTAGTATATAAATCCTCAGGTGTACCAGCACTGGCTGGCATAACGTCATGTGATACTACTCGAAATGTGTTTGGCATTTTGTTCTCCTATCCTAGTGCTATTGCCAATGCAGTGGCTTCATCTGCTATATCTGTTGTTAAGGCAACAGTGCCAGTTGTGTTAGGTAATGTTACTGTTACATTGCCACTGAAATTTGCATGGGCTGGGGCTTGTAATTGTACATAGTGTGCATTGCTTGATTCACAATATAATTTTATGTTTGATATCGACCCACCATTTTTAAGAACTATCTCACCAGTTTGAATATCAACATTGCCATCAATTCTAACAACACCACTTCCATTTGGTGTAAGTGCTATATTTCGATTACTTGTTGATACTATTGAATGGGTAACTACATCTAAATCACCACCAAGTTGAGGTGAACTATCTGTTGAAAGATCACCACCATCTGCACCATCTGATCCGGCTGGTCCTTGAGGACCTTGAGGGCCAGTTGCACCTTGAGGACCTTGTGATCCAGTTGCTCCAGTAGCTCCGGTAGCTCCGGTTGATCCAGTAGCACCAACTGGGCCAGTAGGAATACCAAACGTAAATGTTGCAGTGTTGTTAGCCACACTGACAGAAGCAGTAGGGTCTGCACCAGTACTTAAACCACTTACTGACACACTTGCATTTGTAACTGGTTCTATAGCTTCAGGGTTACCACTAGAAGAATTAAAACCAAGAGCTTTACCTAACCTAGTAGCTTTTACCGGCAAGGTCATATCTGCACCGGATATAACATCATGTTCTGCTAATCTAAGTGATCTATCAATCTCTTCATTAGTTTGCTGGTGAACAAACATATTTGTATCAAAGTCATCTTCCAGGGATGAAGCTGTTAACTGACCACCGGATGTATAAACAGATGTCCTGGATAAAGGTATAGACCCTAGAATGGTAATTGTCTCAGAACTAGAAGGGTGGTTGCCACTTGTAAATGATACTGTTCCAGCACCAGTGCCGGAGTTTAGTGATACTGTATAATGACTGCTTTCTGTTTTGACTGTGCTATCAACATAGACTTTTATCTCACTTGTAGCATTTACCTGAAAAGAAAAAGCAAAAGGGCCAGCCGTACCATTGCCAGTAAACTGTACTCTTCTTGTCTGTGCTGTAACATTATATGTAGCCATATTAGATACCTCTCTAGGATTTATACACTATTTTAAAATTAATATAAAGAATATTATGATCCCCCTATCGTCAGCTTTTCAGGGTTTTCAACTCTCATCTTTGTACTTGGCATCATTTCAAATAATTTTGTCATAGCACCTTTAGAGTATTTAGACCTGATAGTATTTAGTTCTGCAAACTTTTCATCATCATTCAATTCCTGATAACCTGAAGCTTTATCTGTAATTTTTATTCTTAGTTTTTCTTTTATAGTATTTTCAGCCCTCCAACCTGGATCACTTTTGGTCAGAAACAATCCTTTTTTGGCATCAATAACATTAATTGTATTAAACAATTCTATGTAATTATTATACTCTTCACCAGTAAGATAACTACCTTCGTATCTTTTTTTATGTCCACCAAAAACACCTGATCCATTTTCTGCTAAAGCTCTTAACTCTTGATTGACGGCATCATAACCAACCTCTTGTATTTTTATTGGATTAAAATAATCTGTAAACTTACCTGATGTTTGCTGTCTAACTTCTCCCCAGTAATTAAGAGAAGGTGGAAGCTGATCACTAAAGATTGGATTCCTAGACTTAGCTTTGTTGAGGGCTAGATAAAAACCTCTCATAACATTTGGTATGCCTGATCCTTCAACTTTTAGTAATTGCTCTTCATCAAGCATTACGTTTGATGCATCAGGGTTGCCAACTCTTTCTAATGTTGCACTAAATGAGGTTGCACCTATTAAGGGTTGTCCTGGCAAAAACTGATTTATAAAATCATTAGTTGTAGTTATAACACCACCAGCCTTTTGACCTAGATATATTTGCATACGTTCAATAAATTTTTCAGTAGAACCTTGAGGATTAAAACTAGCTTTATGTAATTCTGATACACCCTGGAGAAAAGGCATATTCATAGCATATTCAGAAACAGCTAATACACCGGATGTAAATATATTTTCTAGACTAACCATATCTGCATCACCGGAGTTCTGTGCATAGTATGCATAGTCAGATGCCATAGCTAAAACACCTGAAATAGGATCAAACCTTGAAAATGTATAATATTTGTATGAGCCGTCTTCTTGTTTAAAACCTATAGAATAGGGTGGGGCATCACTAAACTTCCTAGCCTTTGGATTACTAGGACCACTTCCATTTATAACAACCTGGTCTCCATACTCACCCATAGCCATGTAAACCATGCCAGCAAATATTGAGTTACCTAAAACTAATTTTGAAAAAGCTTTGTCGAACTCAGCACCTTCACCTTTTTTTACTGCTCTATAAACTGGTGACCAATTTAATGTCCTATCAAAAACAGCCTTCACAATGTTTGTAGGTGTCTTGGAAAAAGGTATAATAACCTTTCCACCAGGTATGTTAGATGCTCTGACCAATGCAGAGAAAGCTCCTTGAGGGTCTTCCTGAAAAGTAGATTCCCTGGCTTCTTGTGTCATTAGCTGTTTGATATCATCATACTTATCAGTATTAAGTAAAATATCTTTATAAACTTTTTCAGATTCTGTTTTGGCTACCTCCTTACTTGCACCACCTTTTATAAGTGTTTCATACTTGATCTGCATATTACGATAAGCTTCTCTATATAAAACTTTTCTTTCAGTGATAACCTTGAAGAAGGCATCTTCTGAAGCAAGAAATCTGCCTGGCATCCTAGTCATAATACCTAAAATATTTAAAGCTGGCATAAATGATGTCTTGCCAAATTCTACTGGACCACCGGTTTTTATATTTTGTATTTGCTCTACTACTGTTCTTATATTGTCAGTGTTACCTATAGATGTAAGATTTTTAAGATCAATCTTTGTTGCAACATTTTCTGATCCTTCAATACTCAGGGTAAGTGCAAAGCTCTTCATAGCATCCATCAATGCCATCTTAGCTCCATGTGCTTCTGCATTGAACTCACCTAGGTAAACTCTATCACCAGTTTTGCCACCTATGCCTATTCTAGTCCTTGCTTCTCCAACAAGACCGGCTAGACCAGTTTCTAAAGTTCTTTGAGCAGAATAAATAGCATTACCGGCCATGTTAACAACATGTGTTACTGGTGAAGATAAAAGAGCATTTATGTATATCTCCATCAAAACATCATAACTTTTTGACAGTATACCTTGTTTTGCAAACTGCATGCGACCTGGCTTGGGAAGTGTTGTATACATTTCTATATGTGCATTTATAAAATCATTATCCTCAGTTGGCATAATCTTATCTGCTTTTACATAAAACTCTGCCATATCTATATTAGATAATTTTTTCATAGCTGATAATATGCCAAGAGTTCTACCAGCTTCTGATCCTACACCACTAACCTGGCCAATAAGATTTTTCATTATGCCTATGTTAATATTAAATTGTTTGTATAGATCAACTTTCTCTTGGCCTTTTGACATACCTTTAATTTTTGTAGCCATGTCATCTAAGTTTCTACCTAGAGATGCTATTAACATCATGCCACCAACTAGGTGTTCTACTGGCAAAACATCACCTGGTTTTCTGCTAATTAAATCATATGCAATTTTGTCTAGGCCCATGCCTTGTGCAGTCGCAACAACATCTTCCAGGCTTTGTGGGTCTCGTTTTAAAAACTTAAAAAATTGTTCATTGTCTTTTGAAATGGCTAATATCATCTCTTCTAGATCAAGAGTTTTCATTTGACCATCTAGTTTTTCTGCTAGTATTTCACCAACCCTTTGAAGGTTTATACCTGGGCCTTGGTAACCTTCTTGCTTCAATGCCTTGTTAAATGCATTTATATTTTTATCATCAATAGCCCTGAAAGTAACACCTGATGAGCCAAAAGTAACTTCATCACTTGGCAGTCTATCTTTAGTTATCTGTGCTTGTTTTTTCTCACCAGCTTGTAATAGTTTTATAACCTTATCAAGTAGAGCCATCAGTACCACCTTGATCTAATTTATTGAGTTCTGTTTGTTGTATTTTTTGTGCTTGATCATAACCATCAGGACCATCAAATGCCGGCAAATCATTTTTGTTTATACCACCGAAATAGTTTGGATCATAAACATATAAAACTAAGTCAGGCTCACCATTATTGTATTTCTTAAATTGTTCTTTACTCCAGCCTTTAGGAGCAAACTCATCACTCCATTTAACCCTTGAAACTGGTTTAAAACCTACAGTCTCATATATCTTAGGTAGGAATGTATTGAATGCATCAAGTTTTTTACCACCTTGTTCCACAGCCAATTGCATCATTGCATATATTGAACCTGGTGGTGAACCAGGTTTGTTAAAAACACCAACAACATCACCATCAGGTTTTATAACAAAACCACCACCATACTCAGTTCTGTAAAGATTTGAATTTATAAGGTCTTCAGGTTTTTGTATTGTAACTTGCAGTCCATACTTATGATTAGCCATAGAGTCGGACATATCTTTGCTGTATGCTTTTGCAGATGTTTTTGCATCTACTTTTTTAATTATAGGTGTGTTTATCCCAGCTTTGGCATAGCGAGCTTTGATATCAGGATTAGGGTTAAATGTTAACCCCCCATCTCCTCCAGCATCTCCTGGGCTTCCTCCTTCGTAAGTCCTGGAAACTCCTCCAGCCCCTCCTGAATCATTGAGTTCCTGAAATCTTCTACGGCTGTTTCTGACTGCTCGTTGTTTGGTGCTAAACTCTCTGAACCCTTTTGGTTCAATTGCTCCTTGTTCAATCGCAACTTTGTCTTCATCGCTTGAGCGAATTCCAAATCCTTCTTGCTTAGAGACATTCTCTACTCCTTCTGAAAAAGATTCAGGTTTAGATAGTACTCCTAAATCAGTATATAAATTCTGTTCTCTATACCATAAAATAGCCTGAGCATCTTGATCTGTCAATTTTAAATCTTTTAATCTAGGGTCTGAAACTATATCTTTTACTAACTGATCCATTATCAATCGTTCACTTTGATTTTTAGGTTGACCAAGCTCAACCAATTCGCCTTTTTGATTTTTTGCAAGATTGTCAGAAAAAGTACCTTCGCTTCTTCTTATGGTCCTAACAAACCATCTATCTTTTGTAACATCTTGATATCCATTAATATTAAGACCAAACTTACCAGCCTTGTCTCCAAGTATAGTCATACCAAAATGCATACTGTCGGCAGTACCACTCATACCGGCTGGACCTGATTTAAATCCAGCTTCAAGCCTTAATTTTGTAAGCTCACCTTTTGTATGTGGCGATAACATAAAATCAGCAAAACCATCTTCGCCAAATTTATCTAAAAGAAATTGGATCATTTTTAGACCACCAGGGTAGCCATATTGACCAAAGCCAGCTTTTTCTATTCCCTCTACGGCTGTGCCTGGTGGTGGTGCTTCAGTTGAAAATTTGCCAGTCTTTTTATATTTAAGATATTGAGCAAGGGCAGACTTTGTATTTTGTGATACTTTTGGCCCTGGTGAAGTTGCACCCATAATTGCTGAGAGTAAAACTCTATCTGTTTCACTTGTACCTAATTTTTCAAAACCAGCTATTCTTGATGCAAGATTAAAGGTTTTTAGTATGTCTGCATCATACCATCCTTGACCTGATACATCTGTTTTTAACTGTAACTCAATTTCATTAATTAAATCTTTTTTTATCAGGTTGTAATCTTTAGGATCAGCTATTGATAATTTTCTGCCATGTTTTCGTATTGCATCTTGATCAAAAAAATTATGCAAATCTTGTACAATAATTTTAGGGTTGTCTTTGTTTTTTACGTTTGGTCTTTTCAGTGCTATTTGTTTTATTTGTTCTTTGTAATCAGGTGCAAGTTTTGCCAATAATTTATTAATACCTTTTTCTATTTCACCACCACCCATAGAGGATAGGGTAGTCGTATTAGCATTTAGGTCTAATTCACCCTGGGCTTTCTCACCGATCTTACCTAAAGCATTCTTTATCTTATCACTACCCTTCATAGCTCTATATAAAGTGCCTACACCTTCTAGAGCTTTGCCAAGATATTCACCAATAACACCACCTTCAAAAAACCTTTGTGGTGCTTTTTGTAACTTCTGCATTAATACAGTTTCATCTTCATCGGCTTTTAGGCTGTCTATAATTTCTTTTTTTAGTTCGTCATTAGATACGAATAAAGATGTACCTAGCTCAATTAATCCAGGGTCTTTTGGATTCATGCCTATAACTTCAGCCGTTCCATAGCCTAAAACATTTCTTAAAAATGATGATGAAATATTTGTGCCTTGAAGAGCTTTTGCTCCTATAGCACCAGGTACAACTACCTGACCAATGGCTTCACCAAAACCAGCACCAGCTTTTTGAGCAGTGCCTTCAGGCTTCAACAAATTGTTAATGTAATTATTTATATCACCAATGATAGGTAACTTTTCATTTACAAAAGGTATGAATGATTTGCTGTATGCACCATCTGTTATAGTATCCATAACCTCAGTACCAAACTTACTAGGACCAACCGGAAAACCTTTACCTAGACCGATGCCAAACTCACCTACAGCACCTGGAGTAGCTTTGGCAATATCAACTGCTTTATCTAAAAAAGTCTTTTGTTTTTGGATGTTTGTACCATTTTCTGAAATAGCAATGTTAAGATTTACACCTTTGTCTCTTAGTGTATTACTAGCAAATATTTCTGATAAAATCTGATCTTCATCAAAAGCAATCATTCGCTAAACCTTTCTTCTGCAAGCATACTTTTTGTTATAGAAATATATGTCTCAATTCTTGATTTTTCTTTTTTATCGTTGCCTGATTGGAATAGTCCTATTCTTTGTTCTTTATCAGTTAGCATGTCTTCTAGCTTCTCTTGCATCTTCAATACATTTGCCCTTGTCATAGGCTCGCCACTTGCTATCAATTCAGGGTATTCTTTTGCAAAAGTGTCAAAGTAATTTCTTTTATAGCTGTCTCTTTTTTTAACAAAAAGTTCTTGTAAAATTAATTCGCCATCTGCCTTTGCTAATTCTTTTACCCTGGCTACATGATTAAAGGGTACTGTCTGTGCATCTTTTGTTTTATTGTAAGCAATCTCTTCTTCTTGCAGTTTACCCAGTATCTGAACAAACACTTCACCTTTTGCATATTGTGGATCGTTTTGATCAGTTATTTCTCTATCAACCAAAAATCCTAATTCTTTTGCAAGTATTGTTTTAGCATCTGTAAAACCTTGTGTTTGCTGACTGTTAAGTGTGCCAAGAAGACTGTTAAAATCTTTTGGTACTAGTTTGTCATATGCATCATTTAATTCTTTAAAAGATAAAGTTCCAAAACCAGCTTTCTTGGTCAGGTCTCTAAGAGTTGTTTTATCGCTTACAGTTCTTTCACCACCAGACTTATTATTTAATTTTGATAAAACTTCCCAGGGATTATTGGCTTTATCAAGATCAACAAGCTTCTTTAATTTTGCTAAGTTTGATGTAATTGTAGCTTGATCATTGCCTTGCTGTATATCATTGGTAATATCAATTTCTAATTGTGAAGCAGTGTCATTGCCAAGCTTATCATTTTCTTCATCTCTAAGGTCTTCTATTTGATTCTGATTATGTGCAGTTGTTACAATTTCTGTTGCTAATGTCTGTCTTTGATCAAGAGATAGACCAGCAACAAGGGCATCTATTGTCTTATCACCAGTGGCTTTACCTCTTCTAAGATCATCAGTTATGTCTGCTAAGTCCTTTGCATTATTAAAAGATAATGTCTTTATTGTTGAGAACAAATTTGTTTCAAATGCTTTATTCCAATCATTGACACCAGCTTTAAATGCTGATCTCTCAAACCTAGCACCAATCATTGTTTTACTATATTTAGATAAAAGCTTTTCCCTTATTCCACCTTTACCCCATATTTTTTGAGTAAGTGCTTTCTGATCTATTTCATCAGTGTTTTTAGGAAGTATAGCAAAGATTTCATTGTCTAAATTATTCAGATGAGTATCTAAAATAATTGTTGCTCCACTTTGTAAGCCGGCAGTCGTTATCTTATTTAACTTAATTCCATGCTTATAGTAATGACCATTAGCCGTAATATTTAAATCTGACTGTACTTGCTGTCCTATTCCAGGGGATATATCATTGGCAAGCTTTGATGTTTCTAAAATTATACTATTTAAATCTTTTTCAAATTCAGAAATGCTCATTACATTTTTATCAGCAGACAAGGCTAATGAGTTCATTTGTTTTTTTGCTTCTACTATTAAAGAATTACCAAGTGTTTTTGCTACCTGATTAAATGCTGATGAACCAAATACTGTAGTTCTATCAAACTGTTCTAGTGGATTGCGACCATCATCTATTGCCTTTTCATACTCATCGACAGTCGGTGTATTGACTGCACCGAACTCAGCACCTTCTATCTTAGCCTGGGCTTCTGCTCTTTTTAAAAAAAAGTTACTCATCTTGGTCAATTCATTATTCAACAAACTAGTTGTCCTGGATGCTTCTCTTGCTCCAATACCTGAAGGACCTCGTATATTTCCAAGCTGTAATCTAGATGTTAATGATTGATATCGAGTTCTAGCCATTATGTTCTATACCCAGTATATGCTGAAGCCTGATATGGGCCAGTTGTAGAATAACCACCAGTACCAGTCATACCAGTCGATGTTGTGCCTGGACCACCTAGTGAAGCATAGTTCATACCAGCACTAGCAAGAGTTCCTAAAGCTTGTATATATCCTTGTTTCTTAGCTTGTCTGCCAGCAAAACGTAAATCTTCTGCTTGAGCCTTTGCCGAACTAAGGGCTAACTTTGCATTGGTTCTTGCTGTAAAGAAATCAGTTGTACCAGGTTTGATGACATCGTTAATCGCTATGTTGTTTGGTGTTCCGATAGTAGGCTCAAGACCACCAGCAAACGCTGTAGCATTTACTGAAGCTAATGCTCTTCTTGTGGCTTCTAAAGCTTTTGTTCCTTGCTCTTTTGCCTTAACTGCTTCTACTCGGCCTTCAAGCTCTTTATACTTAGCTTGTGCATAATATGCCTTTTTAGTGTCTTGGCCTTGTTTTACCTGAGAATAAGCTACAACTCCAGCTATTACTAATGATGCGACTGCTACTGTCATTTTATTGTCCAGTACTAAGTTTGTACTCTACTCCTAATACAGTAGCGAATAGAGGTTGTGTCTGTGTAAATGTGAGTTGTGCTGTATCACTGTATCCCAAAAGGGGAGCAACTCTTTTTCTGCCAGTAAATGTCGTTGGCACTGATCCCATTGTGTAAGGTAAACTTTCCAGGGCTATCTCAAAACCATTGACTGTAATGTTCTGTGTTCTATCTAAAACTGGTGTGGCTTCTAATATTCTTCGTTTACGGCTAACAACTACACCGGATGATAGCTTTGGTTCTGCCGGTAATGTTTTTACTTCTACAGAATAGGGAAGGCCAACCTCAACAAATGTTGTAGGTACAGCATCTAAGGTTATAGCTCCACTAGCTACAGTTTTGTCAGTTAAAACATAATTATCTCTTACAACATCTACTGTTTCACCTTCTAGGTGAGATAGACTAGAGCATGTAGTGTTACTAGGTTTTGCCTGGTCCGGTGCTGTAGCTCCTGAAAAGTATTGTATGTTGGCATCAGTCGTTCTTTGATCGTCAAACATCTCAACATATCGTTTTGTTGCACTATTGATTGTTCTTTCTGTTACTACATAAATGTCAGTAATATCAACGGCTACATCTAGAAACTTACCATCTGTGATGAACTCAGAAGGAGCAACAACATTTTGTGATCTAAGAATAGAAAACACAGCCATTGTACCATCTTGATCATTTGTAATTAAAAGCAAGTCACCATCATCAGTAGAGGTGGCAACCCTCAAGGCCATAGACCTGGGTGATTTCAATAGATGTGATGATAGCAGTGAGATATTATTAGCCTGGTAGTTTAAATCAACATCACTAAATAAAAATTCTCTAAGAGCTTTTCCTTCACGCTGTATAAATAATGTACCACCTTCAGCCGACACTGGCTTTATACCTTCTTTTGATCCTCGTCTTGTCGCATTCTTAATAACCAGGTTAGATGGTGTAATAGGATCAAGATCAGCCTGGGGAACAAAGAACTCAGCATCAGTTGTAAATATCTGTAAGTCTCTTCCTGATCTCATGGCTGTTATAGCGTTCACACTATCAGTGGCTATACTTACGAATAATGCATCATCAGCCAGGGCTTCATGTGTTTTAAATTTAAAGAAGTCACCTATCTTTGATCCAAACAATGCATTGGGTAAAGACTTTGTACCTCCAAAAAATAATCTTCCTTCATGGAATGTGCATGTTCTTGGAAATCCTCTAGTGCTAGAAAATACATCTTCGTATCCAGTTTCTAATTCCCAAGCACCGGAAGCTATAGCAACATCCTTTTCAAAAAAGGGAAACTCAGTGACAACCTTTATGACAGTTGATGATGTAAACTCAACAACCCTGGCCCTACCAAAACCATTTAAAACATTTATATACTGATCAACATTTCCTGAAGAAAACACTCCTGATGATGCTGTTAAGTTAACTGTTCCATCTACGGCATCCGGAGTAATCGTAGCTGAAGGATTACTTGAAGATGTTGTAAAGGCATGTTTAGGTGAGGTGAGGGATATAGTTGCAAAAGTCCAGGTTGAATTACTACCACCTCTAACAATAGACTTAGGAGACATATCCTCATGGACCAGGATTAATGTATCAGCACTTTGAGTAAAATATAATCTATCAAGATCAACATCACCCAAGGCACAAACTAAGAAGTCGTTGCCTGATCCATTTATATTGGTGATTTGCTGACCATTAGCAAAGACAAACATCCTGGTATTGCTAGTTGTGTTTTTAACAAACACCAGCATATAAGATTGTGTCGTAGAAAATTCAAAAGGTATAAGCCTAATACCATCTAATGTTGTAAATGATCCACCCAGGTGAGATGAAATATCCAGCATGAATCTAAGACCAGGCCGTCTTTCAAAACCACCCTGGGGCAGTACGACTACGTTCTGAGCTTTTTCTAATGCTGATGCATATTGTGCTATATCTATTCTTGCATGCAGAAGAGGATCAATCTCACCTACAGTAAAGTTTGACTGATACTGAGTAACCCTGGTCATTATCTAACATCCGTTAGTAGGTAGTCAGCTATAACTGTTTTTGATTGCCCAGCCCCATCTATGTTAATTGCTTGTCTAAAATATCCACCTCTCATATTCTCAGAAGGTGTTCCAAGTGCTATCGTTCTCCAATAATCACTCTTAGTCGTTTGATCTGTAACCGGCTCGGCTAAATGCCAGGCCATTTGATAAACAAGCATTTGTACAAAATATGAAGGCAAATCAACTTCAGATACCAGCCTTTGATAATCTAATACTATTGTTGTTTGATTTGTAAATAACTGATCACCCTGAATTTCATATTCGGTTATCTTAGGTAATGTGCCGGTTGATAAAGAAGCATAGACAGCCCTGGGAACACCATT